ACTATCGCCTCAAAGAAAACGTGGTTGATATGACAGGCGCAACGACACGCCTCAAGCAACTCAACCCTGTTCGCTTCAACTTCATTGCAGATGCTGACACAACCGTTGACGGTTTCCTCGCACATGAGGTGCAGACCATTGTTCCAGAGGCTATCACTGGCACACACAATGAAGTCGATGACGATGGCAACCCTGTGTATCAGGGCATTCACCAGTCAAAGCTGGTACCGCTACTCGTGGCAACCATCCAAGAACTTGAGGCTCGTATAACCGCACTTGAAGGAGAATAAAATGGACGAAATCACTAGCGAACAAATCGCACAAAACTACACAGCGATGGGTCATAGCGTTACGCTAATTAACGACATCATTGCTGGCACAGCTATGGCAGACGATGAAGCCGCAGATAAGCAGGACTGTGTAGACAGGAATGTTGAGCATCTTGAGATTATGGTGGCGAAAGACTATTGGACAGATGAAGATATGACAGCAGCCAATGCCGCAATCACGGCTGGTCAAGGCTACACTGCGGATTAAGCCATGAACGATGGAACCAAAATTAGTTTGGATGTAGCTGCTGGAACTGGCACTGCGGCAGCGTGGTTGGGTCATGCGCCGGATGTTGTTGCCGTGTTTACTGGCATTTATATTTTGGTTCGGCTTTGGGAAACCGACACCGTTAAACGGTTGGTGCGGCGGGGCTGATGTGGAAACCCTCGTTGCTTTTGCACTGTACGTTTTTGTGGACACAAAACGAATGCCAGAAGTAATGCGATTTAGAGACATAAATGACTGCGTTTACTTCTCTAAAAAACTACACGCTCAAGGACAGAAAATTACAGCATATTGCATTCCCGAAGTTGTTACTAAGGATATGAAAGTCTACTGATATGGACCCGATTTCTTGTATGGCAACAGCCTCAACCGCTTTTGGCGTTTTGAAAAAGGGCTTTGCCATTGGGCGTGACATTGAATCTATGGCTGGCGATCTATCAAAATGGATGGGTGCGCTATCTGATCTCGACATGCTCGAGAAAGAAGCCAAGAACCCTCCGATATTTAAAAAGTTATTTGCTGGCAAGTCTGTAGAGCAAGAGGCAATAGAAACATTTGCTGCCAGACAAAAAGCACAGCAGCAAAGGTACGAGTTACAGCAATGGATCGGGATGACCCTTGGTCGAAGCAAGTGGGATGAGCTTGTCAAGATGGAAGGTCAGATTCGTAAGTCACGACAAGAAACTCTCTACAAGCAGAGACAGCGCAGACGTAAGTTTATTGAAATAGTTGCTTGGATTTTAATGGCCTTAGTTTCTGCTGCATTGCTCACCCTATTTATATTGTTTCTTAAAGGACAAGCAGCAAAAGCACAGCCTGATTATGTGCAATGTAGGCTTGTTGGATGTGATGTGATCAATGGCAAACGATACTGCGTTTACCAAGGTGCTTGGAATACTCAAGAGGTTACTGCATTTGAAATTGGTGAATGGTTTCCTAGAGAATATCTATGTGACTTTGAACCCGACAAGCCAAGACCACCATCCATTAATGAAACATTGAAAGCTGTTAAGGAGAGCCAGAAATGATTGGTATATTAGCCAAGATTTTAGGGTCAGGTGATGTGATCAAGCAGGGCATGAGCCTAATTGATGACATGGTTGTCACATCTGAGGAAGAGATTGCGGCAAAGAGCAAAGCCAAGACAGATTTGTTAGCCGGATACCAGCCATTCAAGTTGGCCCAACGGTATCTTGCTTTGATGTTTGCTTTCACTTTCCTACTCTGCTTTGCGATCACATTAGCCATGACACTAGCTGGGAAGGGTGACATCGAAGGCGTTAAAGCAATCCTCGGTGACTTTTGGATTGGCGAAATCATGCTGATCATTGTTGGTTTTTATTTTGGTGGTGGGTTAGCCGAAAGCGTAAGGAATAAGAAATGAACATAGCTAAGTTGCGTGTTGATCTTGAGCTAGACGAGGGCTGTAAGCATGAGATTTATAAAGATCACTTAGGATTCTTCACGCTGGGTATAGGTCATTTGATTGGTGCTAACGATCCAGAGTTTGGTAAACCAGTAGGCACACCTGTTACAGATGAGCGTGTTCAAGAAGCATTCGAGCGTGACTTAGATGCCGTGCGGCTGGACTGCATAAAGTTATACCCTGACTTTGATGCGCTGCCAGATGATGCCAAGTTGATCATTGCTAACATGATGTTCAATCTTGGGTATCCGCGCCTCTCTGCTTTTAAGCTTATGAAAGCAGCAGTAGAAGATGGAGATTGGGAAGAGGCTGCAAACCAAATGGAAAATTCCAAGTGGTATAAGCAGGTTCCAAATAGAGCCGAGCGTTTGTGTCACCGTATGCGGCTGCTGGCTATACCTTTTTAATTCTCACGTTTACCAATCCACGGAGTAGTGTAGCGGGAAAGTGACTGCGCGATAATGTTGTTTCCATCAGTGTAGTTTTCCATTGCTTCTTCTTTATCTTTTGCGAAAACACGCCAAACTTCAGTTGTTGTTCTTACAACAGTTACGACATATTGATCCATAAATTCCTCCTTTGAACATCGAATCTCGCAGCCCTCAAGGTACTAGGACACGCCTAGTCTTGTTTAGGTCGCTGAGAATTGAGGTTCTATTTGGCTTCTGGCAACGATTACAGGTCGTTTACTAGATTGAGTTGAATAGAGTCACCGTTTAAACATGCTGGTATTTTTTCGTCCAGACCGTGTAATGTTGACTCATGTTCTGCAAAAACTACAAAGCGGTCAGCGTTTTCACTGATCAATTTAAGCAAAGCTTCGCTTGATAGCTTTCGGTTTGCTTTAGGTAAGTTGATTACATTACTCATAATGTAGCCCTCCTTGGACTATCGTCATGTGGTGGTAATAGTAACCGACATCATTATCGATCACATCATCTGCAAATGCATTTGGTGGGATTAGTCTGCCTGACTCTTCCCATCCTTTTTTGTTTCGCTCTCTATCTATTTGTTCCTGTTTGATTAGACTTAATTTAGACTGTCGCTCGTTTAGATATCCTACATTCGTTGTGTGATGTGCTTTACTGGTCATCGGAACATCCTTTGTGTCAAAATTGGGCGTCATAATTAAATGATCTGCATTAATAAAGTGCAGAGATTAACAATAAAATACACAATCCTGCATAAATGCAATAATGCAGACGAGTTTTATGTTTTTGTTTTACTGTTGGTTTACAGGGCGTTAGCATTGTTGAAGGTATTATATCACCGTGGCAATATCTTAGGAGCCTACCCTTGCCAAGGTTGGGGTCGAGGGTTCGAATCCCTTCACCCGCTCCAGACTTCTTGTTGAAATTGTTAGATAAAATACGGCTAATAGATTTCATAGTGAAGCCTTCAAATTGTTAATGGGCGCATATTGGGCAGTATAATTTATTTTATGCGTTTATTCCAATTCATCTAATTGTGATTTTTTGTATGTATTACCGATGGTTACATAGCGTTGCACCATTTCTGGTGATTTCCAACCGCCAAGCTCCATCAAAGTAGGGGCGTTTGTGCCCTTCATTGCTAGTCTGCTGGCCCAATGATGCCGCCAGTCATGAATAGTAAAGTCAGGTATGCCTGCCTTCTTTCTTGCTGTGTCATGTACTTTGCGCGGCCCTTGCTCGGCGTATGGCTCACCGTTCTTATTTAAAAAGACATACTCGCTCGAACTCTTGTCACGGTTTTTCAATGCTTCAAGGCGAAGCTTTATCTTTTTGTGAATTGGTATGAACCTGCTGTTGCCTGTGTGATTTGTCTCACCTCTTATATATATAAGGTCATCGACAAGATTGACATGCTGCTTGAGTAGTAGGGTGCCCTCTGATTTGCGCATGCCTTGATAGCAGTAGGTGTGGAACAGATTGGCTACAAACTCTGGGTAGTAAGAAAGTAATTCATTTTGTTTTTCTATAGATAAAAATATATTTCGCTCGTCTGTTTCTTTTTCTTTTTCAATCTCTGTTTTTATAGATGCGTGGCGTAAGATGCTTATGAGTGTTGTTCTCTTACGGTTCACATATGAGGGTCTGCTGTGCTCCTGAGTCTCAGAAACAAACTCACGCCACGAATCCTGACTTATTTCTTCAGCCATATCTGACTTAAAAAACAAGCCAAGCTCTTCAACATTGCGTAGGCAAGTCTTTCCTCTCGTCTTAAATTTAATCCAATTTAATGCAGCAATAGAAAATGGAACGGCAGTTGTTTTGCTGCCGTTTTTTAATATGTTTAGTGCTTGCTGGTATAGCTCATCAGCTACTTCTTGTGCTTCTCTCCTAAGAGTGCGTCCTGTAGATTTTCGTACGACAATTGATTTCGTGCCCCATTTGACTGTGCCGCGCGCGAACCAATACTTTCCTCTTTTGGATAGATGTAACGACATTCCAATGCCCCTAATAATTTGCTGATGCTTTCTTCTGTCATCCAGCTTTTGTGCCCCATTTTTATAATGGGTATTTCATGCTTGCCGCACTCTTGCTGCACTTTGCGGGGTGCAGCTTCAAGTGCGGCGCACACTTTTTCTAACGGAACCAGATCAGAAAGGTATAGCGTCATCGAGTTCTGCCGGCGTGGTTGTGTTGGTGTTAGCCGCTTGCGCGGCAGCAGCAGGAGCGTCACC